ACATACATTTTTTTAAGTGTATTTGTATTTTAAATATAAAACTTGAAGCGGTGGCAGGTCTACCGCTTTGAGATTTATATTAGCTGTATAAATCAACACACAGTACAAGCCAAAAGGACAAAAAGAGGAAACGCCTGAAAAGGCGAAGCGTACTCTATAGGCAATAAAAACCTTTTTTGGTGTGTGTTAAATGTTGTCTAGTTCTAGCGTGATTAGCTAACTTTTTAGTATAGCCTGAAGCGTGGACTAGACGACGTTTTAAAATCAACAATCAACAATGGAGTGAAGCATTATGCTTAAAGCACACCAAATAGAAAACTTGGAAAATGGTAGTTGTTCTGGTTTTTTAAATTCTCAATTCAACAGGTTTGAGATTTATGAAAGCAAAAAAGGTGGGACTGATTATTCTTTACCTAAAAAAGAACAAGTTAAAAAACAGTTATGGATTGCTAAAAATTTTCCTGACAATCAATGCGTTATGAAATTTTATGATGAACAGTTAGAAGCCCTTTTTGCTTTTAATCATTATAACAAAAAACATAAAGCGTTATTGTTATGGGACTTAAAATCTCATGGCGAGGGCGGTTGGGCAGTTTGTATAAAAAACAAAGCAATGACTAAACAATACAAGTAAATCAACAATCAACAAAAGGAGTGGTATCGTTCAACAAAAACAAGGAGAGAAAAATGAAAACACATAAGTTCAAAATACCTAGCTGGTTTATACGACAAGAACTAGAGCATAAGGTTACTATAACTTATGAAAATGAATCTAAAAGAGCATATGACCTTTTGGATATTATGTTATCTAAATATTATAAGATTGATAGAAGAAAATCTTTTAATATAATAGAGGTAACAGAAGAAGAATATCAAACTTGGTATGTGTACTTTCTTGAATACTATATTGATGATGGTTCAATATATGTTGGTTCAGAACAAGAAAAGGTATCTAAAAAACTTTTAAGAAAAATGATTAAGTTTTTTGGAAAGCCAAACTTTAATATAGACCATAGGGCAGGAGCAAGACTAGCTTTTGTAAGAACAATGGTGAAAGCTATGGGTGCAGATAAAGCCGTTGCAGTTCTAAAAGAAGAAAAAATAATAAAGGAATACAAATAAAGATGGGCTTTAAAGACTATAAAATAAGAGATGGCGTTCACATACCTACAAAAGAATACAAAGAAGGGTGGAACGCCATTTTTGGCAAAAAGAAAAATTCAAAAGAATTTAAACCTGAAGGAGAGAACAGCAAAAGACCTTTGGTTTTAAATAAAAAGCCGACAGTTGACTAGACGGCGTTTTCCACATGTGAATAAGTTAAGGATTTACAAATAAATCTACAATGCTTATTATCCATGTGCGAATGATTATCAACAATATAACACAGAAAGGGGGAAAATATGGAAAAATTACTGGTAAGTAAAAATGGCTATTCTTGGAAAGTTTTTATTTCTATGAAAGCTAAAATAGAGCAGTTAATGAACTGGCTACGTTTCACAAGATTTTGGACGTGTCAAGGATTACTTAAATTTAATGTAAATACAAAAAAGGAGTAAATATGCATATTAATTTTATTCTTTTTAAAGTATATGTAGAGACTTTCTCTAAATGGAGTAATCTTAAAATAAGTGCCGACAATTATGAAAAAATAGTAGATTTTGGTTTTTGGAGACTTTACTTATCATAATTGAAGACTAATGTAAGAAAGGACGAAAGATAATGAGTAGCGGATTAAACCTTCTGAAAATTATAGAAGAAATGCGAAAGTTTGATACACAAATTGAAGCACAGGCAATCGCTGTGTTTTTATTTGTAGCGGTACATGGAAAAAAAGAAGGAGTAGCCATGCAAACTATAAGTGAAGAGTTGGACTTGGCTCAATCTTCTGTGTCTAGGAATTGCTATAAACTAGCTGACATAAATAGACATAAGAAGACTGGAATAGGTCTCCTAGAGACTTTTGAAGACCCAATGGAAAGACGTAGAAAGTTAGTGCGTCTTACAGCAAAAGGCAAAAGAGTATATTTAACTCTTTTGGAATGGGTTAAATAACAATGAAAGGCGGTACAGTATGCAGACTAAAAATCCAAAACTGCTTACAGAGATACACCGCAAACTTACTCTTAAAGGGTGGGAAAAGTTGCAACAAACACGAGCCGAAAAAATTATTACAATGTTAGGTCGTGGAATGTTAGTGACTGAAATTACAGATAATCATGTAGAGCATGTTGTTGATACTTTAGAAAACAGAGGGTATCAAGGTTCTACAATTAATCGGTATCTGTCCTCACTCTCAAAGATGTTAAGATATGCCAATCAGAGACAATCTATTTATCATCTTGATAGAATGCCTCACATTGATTGGAATAGAGAGGACAATGGTAGAGAACGATACCTTGAACTAGAAGAAGAAAAAGAAATTATTAGATTGTTAACCGAGTGGAATATGGTTGACTATTTGGAGTTTTTTTTATTTCTAATAGATACAGGTATGAGACTAGGCGAAGCGTTATCTATTAAGAAGTTGATGATACACAATAACAATGGAAGTTATATTGTTAACTTACCTGCTTCAATTACGAAGAATGGTGAGCCAAGAGGTGTACCACTAACAGAACGTGCAAAGTCTATTGTTGTCAAACTGTTGGACAAAGCGGAAAGAAACGACTTGGTATTCAAACACTTAAAATATTGGACGTGTGAGAATACTTGGAGACGTTTAAGAAAAGCAATGAATTTAGAAGAAGACAAAGAGTTTGTCATTCATTGTTTAAGACATACTTGTGCTACTAGGTTAGCTCAATCAGGGAAGGTAGAACTTCACATGATTGGTCAAATGCTAGGTCATAAGTCATGGAAGATGATAAAAAGGTATGCTCACTTGATACCGAATAATCTAGTGGGTGCAGTAAATGTTCTTAATGGGATTAATCAAAATTCACAATCCAATTAAGGAATAAAAGTAGTTAGAGGATAGTTGATAAATGTTGTTATATAATATAAGTAAAATAGACTGTTCCACTGGCACATGGGTACAATAGGATTTGCAATCCTCTGCGTAACCATTCCGCCACGTTGCCAGTTGTTTTATTTCATAAGTAAACACTCAACTATTCTCTACTACATCTTAATAAAATAATCAAAGGACTAAACTTAATTTGTAAGCCATTCCTTTGGTGCATCAATCAACAAAAGGAGAATAAATTGAAAATACTAGAAATAATGCCGACATACAAAGACCAACATCTAAACGAGACAATGTCTAAAGAGTTAGGTGCAAAGAGGACAAACAAAAGACGCTTATCACATATTGATAGAGGCGAAGAAAGTGTCACTTCTTATGGTAAAGTAATTGTTGCCAATACAATAAGACCATTAGCAATCCGAATAGCAGAATGGGTAGAACAGAGTTTATCTAATGTTCATTCTAAAACTCCCATTGCTCTTAAATATATCTCACAAGTAGACCCAAAGATATTAGCGTTGATAACTGCAAAGCATATAATCAACACTATTACTAATACCAAGAACTTGACTGCTACTGCAATCACTTGTGGCGGTAGAGTTGAGACAGAGATAAGTTTAAAAAACTTTAAATCACTTAATCCTGAATTATACGAAACTGTAAAAAGAGATTTAGATAAAAGGTCTTGGAATTATAACTATAAAAGAAGAAAGTTAAGAGAGAGTGCTAAACGAGATAGTGTTATGAAATGGGAACAATGGACTACCACCGAAAGATTACATGTTGGTATGCAACTCATTGATTTACTCATTGAAAGTACAGGACTTGTCCAAGTTGGTACAGAGCAACATAAACATAAAACTGTAAAAGTTATTAAACAAACTGAAAAGACTAAACAGTGGATTGATAACCGAAATAAGTTTAATGAACTATTAAACCCAGAGTATCTTCCAATGGTTATGCCACCAAAAATGATTGAAGATGGGAAAATTTCTGGTCATGGATATTGGACTGAAGAACTCCCAGAGTTAGACCTAGTTAAGCAAAAAGGTAAGAAATTCAATAAAGAATTAGAAGCCTTTGCTATGCCTGAAGTAACCAAAGCTATTAACTTAATGCAGGGTACAGCTTATAGAATTAATAAGTTTGTATTAGGTGTAATGCAACATGCGTGGGATAAGGGACTATCTATTGGTGGTATGCCACCCATAGAAAACTTACCATTACCTAAAAAACCTCACAATATAAGTGAAGACACTGAAGAGGGCAAAGCCGCACTTAAAAAATTTAAGAAAGATAGTGTCATTGTTCACACAGAGAATAACAGAATGGTATCAAAGAGATTATTGTACGCTAAAATTATTTGGTTAGCCCAAAAGTTTGTACAATATTTAACTCTATTCTTCCCACTACAATTAGACTTCAGAGGAAGAGCATATTGCGTTCCTGCTTTTCTTAACTATCAGTCTATTGGTGGTGCTAAAGCACTACTTAATTTTGCTGTTGGAAAAACTATTACGAAAGCCAATAGAGGTGTCTTTTGGTTAGCTGTTCATGGCTCTAACATGTGGGGTAATGATAAAGTCTCATTAGAAGATAGAGAAAAATGGGCTTATGATAACCTAGAATGGATTAAAGCATGTGGTACTGACCCAATAGGTAATAGACAATGGGAAGACGCAGATAGTCCTTTTCAGTTTCTAGCTTTTTGTGATGAATGGACAAGATACCATGAAACAGGTGATGGTTTTATATCTCATTTACCAGTAAACGTAGATGGCTCTTGTAATGGTCTTCAAATTTATTCTCTTTTATTAAGAGATAAAGTTGCAGGTACATTAGTTAACTGTATTCCTAGTGATAAACCACAAGACATATATCAATTAGTTGCTGATGAAGTTATTAAAACTTTAAAAGTGAAAGCTGAAGAAGGTGATGACTTGGCGAAGAAATGGTTACAATATGGAGTTAAGCGTTCTACTTGTAAAAGACCTATTATGACAATTTGTTATGGGTCTACTAGATATTCATGCACAGATTTCGTAGTTGAAGATTTAACTAAACGAAAAGATAAAGGTGAGATGCACCCTTTTGATGACATGTTTAAACCTGCTACTTATTTGTCTAAAATTATTTGGGCTAGTATAGGTGAAAATTTAAAGTCAGCTAGACAAGGAATGAATTTCTTACAAGGGATAGCAAAAGTTATCGCTAAACAAGGTGTTCCTTTACATTGGACTACACCAGTTGGATTTCCAGTATTTCAATTCTATCCTGAAATGAAAACTAAAAGAGTAAAATCAAATCTAATGGGAGAAGTTATTATGCCTCAAATAAAAGAAGAAACTGAAGGTACTGACAAACTTCGTACTCGTAATGCGGCGGCGGCTAACTATGTTCATAGTTTAGATAGTGCTTGTATGATTAAGACTGTCAATATTGCACAAGAAAAAGGTATTGAAAGTTTTTGTAACGTACATGATAGCTTTGCTACACATGCTTGTGATATTGATAAACTTAATGAAAGCATAAGAGAGGCTTTTGTTGAAACCTTTAGTCAAGATTTATTTGACAAGTTTAAAAAAGAAACCGCCTTATTAGTGGAAGATAAAGAAGCTATTAAAAAGTTTCCTGAAATTCCTGCGTCAGGCGAATTGGATTTGGATTTACTACATCAATCCAAGTTTTTCTTTGCCTAAACCTATGCAACAGAGGATAGTTAAATGAAAGAATATATAATAATGACTTTGCTACTTCTACCTTTTGAGGAAACTTTCAAGGTAGATAGTAAATTATGGGTAACTGAAATTAAAGTAACTGATTGTAGGTATGAAGTTCCTACAACCTATCACGAACCCCCAATAAACAAGCATGAAATAATAATAGGCGGCAAGAAATGGCAATACATAGGAAAAATGTGTGATGCCAGTAAGTAAAGTTGCACTATTAGACTAATCAACATGGTTGGAGAAAACACAGAGATAAACACAAGGAGAAACATGAGTAAACAAACATACGAAAAATTGGTTACACCAATAGGTGTATCACAATTTGCATGGTTAAATAAACCAGATACTAAATTTGATGATAATGGACATTACAAAGTTAATCTAGTAATTGCTTCTGCTGAAGCAAAGCCACTCATTGAAAAGATAAATGGTGAAGTAACCAAAGCTGTTGCTATGGCTAAAGAGAAATCTAAAGGCAAGAACATAAAAACAGCAAACAAACCTTTTGAAGAAGAGTATGACAAAGGTAAACCAACTGGAAACATAATCTTCAAATTCAAAGCTAAAGCAAAGATAATAATGAAGAATGGAGATGTCATTGACAACAAAGTTCCTATCTTTGATAGCAAAGGTACACCAATGACCAATCAAGTTTGGTCTGGTAGTCAAATGAAAGCGTCTGCGGATATGATACCCTACTATACCGCTATGGCAGGTGCAGGTGTTTCATTAAGACTAAAAGCGGTGCAAATAACTAAATTAGTTGAAGGGTCTGGTGCGACTTCGTCCTCGCATGGCTTTTCAGAAGTTAAAGATGGTTATACAGCACCAGAAGTTCCACAAGAAAATGAAGTTCAAGAAAACGCAACTGACTTCTAATCAAGTAGGACTTAAATATGGTTTTAGGTCTGGTTTAGAAATATCTATCTCGGAAGAGTTAGATGCAAATAAAGTAAAGTATCAGTACGAGAAGGTTAAATTAACTTATGTTAAACCACAGAAAGCTCACACTTATACGCCAGACTTTTACCTAGAAGCACACGATTTTTATATAGAGACAAAAGGATTATTTACTTCTGCTGACAGACAGAAGATGAGGCTTATTAAAGAACAACACCCAGAGAAAGACATTAGAATTATATTTAGTAATTCAAGAAGTAGAATTTCTAAAAAATCTAAAACTACTTATGCAATGTGGTGTGAGAAATATGGATTTAAGTATGCAGACAAACACATACCATTGGAGTGGTTAAATGAATAATAATAACAGAGCAAGAACAGATTTTATTGTTGTACACTCTACTAGAACAAAACCTAGTGAGAATTTAAGTGCAAAGGATATAACTTTAAAGCATAGAAAAGAAGGTTACTTTCATAATGCTTTTCATTATATCATAAAAAGAGATGGTAAAGTAGAAGAAGGTAGAAACATTGATATGTCTGGTGCTATCTTACCTATTAATCAGCCATTAATTACAAACCAAAATTCCATAGCGATAGCCCTAGTTGGTGGGCTGTCCGAAAATGGAGATAATCTTGACACTAACTTCACGTTCAAACAGTTCGTCTCACTGCGAGACCTTGTGAAACAGTTGAAAAAGAAGTATAGTGTTGAGGTGGTGGGTTGCAGAGATGCAACTAACTCCAACTCTTGTATATTTTTTGATGTACAAGCGATTGTTGATTGAGACGCATCTAGTTAGAAATAGCTAGGTGCGTTTCGTATTTTTGGGGTGGCTTACAATGAAACTGACCCCATAGGGCTAGTAGAGGGAGACTGAACCTAGCCCACAAAATTCCCAAACATTTTACCCAAAAAATTTATGCACAAAACAGAAGAAGAGTTTTTATATCACAGCCCATGCGATAATTGCGGCTCGTCTGATGCAAATGCTGTCTATACAAATCATTCGTATTGCTTTTCTTGCAATACACATACCAAAGGAAAATCAACAAATATGGAATTACAAACAATTACTAAAAAAGAAAGTGACTTTATTAAAGGAGATGTTCTCCCTCTTAATAAAAGAAAAATACATTTAAACACTGTACAAAAATATAACTACCAAATTGGTGCATGGTTTGGAAGACCATGTCATATTGCTAATTATTATAATGATAGCAAAGAGTTAGTAGCACAAAAATTAAGATACCCTTCAAAAGATTTTCAATGGATTGGTGAAGCAAAACAATCAGGATTATTTGGACAAGAAGTTTGCAAAGGAAAAGGAAGATACATAACTGTCTGCGAGGGTGAAATTGATGCCCTTACAATGTCACAGATTAACGATAATAAATGGGACGTAGTCTCTATTAAGTCTGGTGCGGCAGGTGCAAAAAAAGATATTCAAAAATCACTCGATTTCTTGGAAGGTTATGAGAACGTAATCTTCATGTATGACCAAGACATACAAGGGCAACAAGCGGCTGTAGAATGTGCTAAACTTCTAACTCCGAATAAAGCCAAGATTGCGTCTCTCCCTTTGAAAGACCCTAATGAGATGTTACTCGCAGGTAGAGCAGAAGAATTAAAACAAGCTATGTGGAATGCAAAACCATATAGACCAGATGGAATTGTACTTGGTACAGAAATCTTTGACGACATAATGAAAGAAGATACTTATGTTACTGCACAATATCCATTTAAAACTATTAATATTAAAACACATGGACTACGAAAAGGTGAGTTAACAACTATAACCGCAGGTACAGGTGTAGGTAAATCATCTTTCTGTCGTCATGTAGCATTAGATTTATTAAAACAAGGTTTTGGTGTTGGCTACATAGCACTAGAAGAAAGTATTAAACGTAGTGCATTAGGTATTATGGGTGTCCACCTAAAGAAACCTTTGCATTTAACTAGAGAAGGAATAAGTGAACAACAACTTCAGGAGACTTTTAAATCAACTATTGGTAATGGGAATTTTTATTTATATAACCACTTTGGCAGTACAATCGCTGACAACTTATTAAGTAAGATAAGATATTTAGCAAAATCATGTGAAGTAGACTTTGTGGTATTAGACCATTTACACATGGCTTTGTCTGCACTTGGAGATGAACACACAAGTGATGAAAGAAAACTTATTGATTACTTTGTAAGTAAATTAAGAACATTAGTAGAAGAAACAGGTATTGGTTTAATATTAGTTTCACATCTTCGTAGGTCAGAAGGAGACAAAGGTTTTGAAGATGGAAAAGATGTTACTATGAATAGTTTGAGAGGTAGTGCCAGTATAGGTCAGCTATCAGATTTAATTCTTTCACTATCTAGGGACATTAAGTCAGAAAAGAAATTAGCAAAAGTTACAATTCTTAAAAACAGATTTTCAGGTGAGACAGGCAACGCAGGTACATTATTATATGACTTAACTACTGGTTGTTTGTCTGAAACTACTGAAGATGTTTTAGATGACTACTAAAAAATCTCCTCTTCAAAATAGAAGAGACGCAATAAATTGGACTGCCTATGTACTTCAAGCAGTAGATAAAGCAAGAAAAACAAAAAACATTGTCTTTTTAGATGTAGGCAGAACTCAAACTGCTTTTATTTTACAAGACGCATTAACAACAATGGCATTACAAGGAGATGAAGCGGCGTGGAACGTAGAAGTACGAGTACACACATTACATTAATTATGAAAAATAAAATAAGTGAACCAATTATTGTTGGTAACAAAAAATATTACAAATACAAAATTATTTGGGAAGATATTGTGGGAGATAGCACACTAGCTAATCAAAATGATTTTCTAAAAATGTCTTGTGCTGATGTTCAAACAGAGTGTTGGATATTTGAGAAGACTACTAACTATGTTTATTCATTTGCAAGTTATTGTATTGAAAATGATAGCATAGAATTTGGCGATAGAAATATTTACCCAAGAAGTGTTATTAAGAAAATGGTTAGAATATAATGCGATATATATTTGACATTGAGACAGATGGATTTTTACACACCTGTACAAAAGTACACTGTATTGTACTTAAAGATATAGATAGTGGTGAGATACTTACATTAGATAATGAGAGTGCTATTAAAAAATTAGAAGAAGCTGATTTAATAGTAGGACACAATATTATTAAATTTGATATTCCAGTATTAGAGAAATTATATAACTTTGATTTTAGACAAAAAATTTTTGACACTTTAGTAGGAACAAGATTACTTTATGCAGACATTAAGGATAAAGACTTTTCAATTAAGGATTTTCCTAAAGATTGTATAGGTAAGCACTCATTAAAAGCATGGGGTAATAGAATAGGTGAGTACAAAGAACAAATAGATACTGACTTTAAAACTTTTACACCAGAATTGTTAGAATATTGTAAGCAAGACACAGAGGTAACTTATAAATTATATAAAGTAATAGAAGAAAAAGGTTACTCACAAGAAGCTATGGATTTAGAACATGAAGTAGCACAATTAATATTTAAACAAGAACAACATGGGTTTACTTTTAATAGAGATAAAGCTGAACAATTATATACTAAATTAAAAGCTAGAAGTGTAGAGTTAGAAGAAGATTTACAGAATGTATTTAAACCTATTGTAAAAGAAAGATGGTCTACAAAGACAGGTAAAAGATTAAAAGATTTAGTTATAGTATTTAATCCTAGTTCACGAAATCATATAGCAGAAAGATTAAAAGAAAAATATGGGTGGGACGCACAGGAATTTACTTCAGATGGTAAAGCAAAGTTAGATGATAAAATATTATCTCAATTAGAATATCCTGAAGCTAAAATATTAGCTGAACACTTTTTATTAAATAAAAGAATTGCACAAATAGCTACTGGTTCACAGGCTTGGTTAAAACATGAACGTAATGGTAAGATACATGGTACATGTAATACTAACTCTTGTGTAACACAAAGAGCTAGTCATTCTTTTCCAAATTTAGGACAGGTTGTTAGTACGTCTGCACCTTATGGTAAAGAGTGTAGAGAATTATTTACAGTACCAGAAGGTAAACGATTAGTTGGTATAGATGTAAGTTCATTAGAAGTGATGATGCTTTGTCATTTTATGTCAAGGTTTGACAATGGTGAGTATGCTAAAGTTGCTCTTGAAGGAGACATACACACAGAGACACAGAAACTAGCAGGGTTAGAAAGCAGAGACCTTGCAAAAAGATTTTACTATTGTCTACTCTATGGTGGCTCATCAAAAAAGATTTCTGAAGTAATTAATAAACCATTCAAAGAAGCAGGAAAGATTAAGAAAAGATTTTTAAATAATTTACCTGCATTATATAAACTTATTGAAGCTGTTAAGACTGCGGCTGAACGTGGTTTTATTAAAGGTTTAGATAAAAGAGAAATTAAAGTTAGAAATAGTTTTGCTTCTCTCAATACACTTTTGCAATCTAGCGGTGCGATATTGTGTAAGAGATGGTTAGTAGAATTTAATAAAGAAATCAAAAAATTTAACAATGCACAACAAGTTGTATGGGTACATGATGAAATACAAGTTGAGTGTGATGCAAAAGACGCTGATGCTATTGGTAAGATAGCAGTAGATTGTATTAAACGAGCAGGTGAACACTACAAATTAAGAGTTCCTCTAACAGGAGAATACAAAGTCTCAACTGATTGGAGTGGAACACATTAATGTATAATAAAAAATTTGACCTTGACCTAAAGTATGGTCAGGAAAGAGAAAAGCGTTTAGCTTCTATACTTGATAAAGATAAATCTAAAATAGAAGTTAAGACAGAAAGAGACTGGTGGTTTAAGACTGGAAACATTGCCATTGAGATGGAATGTAATGGTAAACCTTCAGGTGTCATGGCTACAAAGTCTGACTACTGGGTACATATCCTAGCAGAAGGAGAGAAAGATTATTGTAGATTAATCTTTGACACAAAGACAATCAAAAGATTGGCAAAGAAATATATCAGCACATTAAAAGCAGGTGGTGATGGCTTTAGAAGTAAGTTTGTTCTTATACCTTTAGCCGAAATATTTTTGCCAAAAAATTTAACCAAATCTATGCAACAAAGGATAGTAAAATAAATGTATAAGAAAAAGAAAGTTCTCATTATAGATGGCGACATACTAGCGTATAAAATCGCAACTAATAATGAAGTAGAGACAAACTGGGGTGATGGTATATGGACATTACATTCTAACGAAAACAGTTGTAAAGAACAACTTGATTTAGTTATAGATGATTTAGGTTCTACATTATCCGCAGATGATTATGTTGTAGCGTTAACAGATAAGAATAATTTTCGTAAAGATGTTCTTCCTACATATAAATCAAACAGAAATGCTAAACGTAAACCATTAGTTTTAAAAGCTATGCGTGAATACATTATGGAAAAACATAATGGTGTCATGTGGAAGAATTTAGAAGCTGATGATGTCATGGGGATTATGGCAACTGAACCTGCAACAATGGAAGAGAGAGTTCTTGTTAGTATTGATAAAGACATGCGTACAATTCCATGTACTTTATCTAATGATGGTAGCACTACTGAAGAGATACCAGAGAAGATGGCTAACTATAATTTTATGCTTCAAGTTTTGACAGGAGATAAAATTGATGGCTATGATGGAATAGAGGGTGTCGGAATTAAGACTGCTGAAAAACTTATTAAGAAATATACCAATGTACAACTTAAAGATTTATGGAAGATAGTTAAAGGTATCTATAAAGAAAAAGGTTACACACAGAAGGAAGCATTACAACAAGCAAGAGTGGCACACATCTGTAGACATGGTGATTACAATAAGAAAACAGGGAAGGTAAAACTATGGCAGATATGATTAAAGAACCACCACACTATGCAAACAATAAAATAGAACCTATTGATTATATAGTTTCTAACAAACTAGATTTCTGTGAAGGTAATGTTGTTAAGTACATCACTCGTTACAAACAGAAGGGTGGAATTGATGACCTTTTAAAATGCAAACAGTATGTACAATTTATAATAGACAAGTATGACACACCACAAACACATAATAATCAGGGCGGAGATAAACTCACCCCCAAAGGATATTAGATATATTAAAAAGTGGGTTAGAAAATTAGTTAAAGCTATTGGTATGAGACCTTTAGGTAAACCCACTGCTGTATATTCTAATAAAGAAGGTAATAGAGGTTTAACTTGTGTGCAATGTATTGATACATCACACATAGCCCTACATGTATGGGACGAAACCTCTCCTGCTATTGCACAACTAGATGTCTACACTTGCGGAGAGTTAGATAAAGAAATTGTATTATTATTTTTAGATGATTTTGAACCTACTAAAGTTAGTCATACTATTATTGATAGAGCAGAATTTATAGACGTTAAAACAAATAAAATAGAAAGAGTTAAATTATGATAGACTACGACAGAGACGAATTACTAACAGACTTTGGTAAGACAACATTGAAAGATAGATATTTATTACCAGATGAAACGTCTCCCCAAGATGGATTTATGAGAGCCGCAAAGGCATTCTCTGATAATGAAGAGATGGCTAATCGGATATACTCTTATGCTTCTAAATTGTGGTTTATGTATTCTACGCCTATTTTATCTAATGGTGGAACATCAAGAGGTATGCCTATCTCTTGTTTTTTAAATTATGTCGGTGATAGTAGAGAAGGATTAACAGGACACTACACAGAGAATGCTTGGTTGGCATCTATTGGTGGTGGTATCGGTGGCTATTGGGGTCATGTTAGAAGTGATGGAGTAAGTACGTCTGGTGGTTCACAATCATCAGGTTCAATCCCATTCTTACACGTTGTTGATAGTGAGATAATGGCATTTTCACAAGGTAAAACTAGACGTGGAAGTTATGCGGCTTACATGGATATATCACACCCAGAGATTATAGAATTTTTAGAAATGCGTAAGCCTAGTGGTGGAGACATACATAGAAAATGTCTTAACTTACATCACGCTGTAAATATTTCAGATGAGTTTATGCAATTAATTGAGAAGTGTATTACTGAACCTACTTATGATGACAGTTGGGACTTAATAGACCCACATACTAATGAAGTTGTACGAACTGTATCAGCAAGAGATTTGTGGCAAAAGATTTTAGAGATTAGAGTTGCTACTGGTGAGCCTTATATTTCTTTTACAGATACTATCTATGAAGGAATGCCTGAAACACAAAAGAAATTAGGATTAAACGTACATCATTCTAATTTATGTACAGAAATAGTATTACCTACTGACGAACATAGAACAGCAGTGTGTTGTTTATCTTCTGTAAATTTAGAAAAGTTTGATGAATGGAAAAATAACAATTTATTTATATCTGATTTAGTTAGATTTTTAGATAATGCTTTAACTTATTTTATTGACCATGCACCTGATAGTGTATTCAGAGCAAAGTTTAGTGCGGCTAATGAAAGAAGTATTGGGCTAGGAGCTATGGGTTTCCACGCTTACTTACAATCTAAAGGTATTCCTTTTGAAGGTGCGTTGGCTAAATCAATGAACTTAAAAATATTCAAACACATTAAAGAACAAGCAGTAGCAGAGAGTAAAAGACTAGCTATTAAAAGAGGTGAAGCTCCTGATATGGAAGGCACTGGTATGCGTAATGCACACTTATTAGCAATAGCACCTAACGCTTCTTCATCTATTATTTGTGGCACTACTTCACCATCAATAGAACCATACAGAGCAAATGCTTATGTGCAAAAAACTATGTCAGGTTCATTCTTGGTTAAGAATAAATATTTAGAAAAATTATTAGAAAAGAAGGGTATTAATACAGAGAAAACTTGGACATCTATACTTGCAAACAGAGGTTCAGTATTACATTTAAAAGAATTATCTGATTTTGAAAAAGATACTTTTAAAACAGCAATAGAAATTAATCAACAATGGATAATAGAACATGCTTCTGACAGACAACAATACATTTGTCAGGCACAATCAGTAAATGTTTTTGTACCTGCTGATGTTAATGTTAAAGAGTTACATGACATACACATGTTGGCTTGGAAAAGAAAACTTAAAACTTTGTACTATTGTAGAAGTGAAGCTATCAAACGTGCAGAGTTATTATCAAAGAAAATAGAAAGAACAATCATACCTGAAGCTGATTGTTTAGCTTGTGAATAAATTGCATATAGGAAAAACAACATGACATATACAGATTTATTTAAAGATATAGACAAACCTAGAAAAAAAAGAAGACGTAAAAAAGTAGAAAAACAATCAGTTCTGTGGACTGTTTATCATACAGTTCTAGCAGTTGAGTTATTAATAATAATTATAATAGAAGGAATAGAGTTATTGAGATGAGTTTATTTAAAAGTAGACCTTATTACAAACCATTTGAATATGAATGGGCTTTTGAAGCATACGATATGCAACAGAAAATGCACTGGCTACCTAGTGAAGTACCATTACATGAAGATGTTAGAGATTGGAATGAAAGATTGTCTGAACCAGAGAAAAACTTAATAGGACAAATTTTAAAATTCTTTACGCAAGGTGATGTAGATATAGCACAAGCCTATTTAGATAAATATATTCCTATGTTTAAACCACCTGAAGTTAGAATGATGTTATCAGCTATAGCTTCAAGTGAGGCTAACCATGCACATAGTTATTCATTATTAAATGATACTATTGGTTTACCTGATAAAGAATATCAAGCCTTCCAAGAATATAAAGAAATGTCTAATAAACATGAGTATCTTTTTAAATCTAAAGGTAAAGGTGTTGAAGGTTTAGCTAAAGAGATAGCTTGTTTTTCTGCATTTGGTGAAGGCTTACAACTATTTGCATCATTTGCAATGCTTCTTAACTTCCAAAGATATGGAAGAATGAAAGGTATGTGTCAGATAGTTACTTGGAGTATTAGAGATGAGACACACCACGTTGAAAGTATGATTAAATTGTTCCATCAGTTAATAAAAGAAAACCCAAATATTTGGACAGAAAAATTTAAAGCAAGTATCTATCAAACAGCTAGAGATATGGTTGACCTTGAAGATAAGTTTATTGATTTAGCTTTTGATATGGGTGGAATTAGAGGATTAAAAGCTGAAGAAGTTAAACAATATATTAGATATATAGCTGATAGAAGATTGCTACAATTATCTTTAAAACCAAATTATAAGGTTAAAGATAATCCATTAGGTTGGTTAGAGTGGGTACTTAATGGCGTAGAACACGCTAATTTCTTTGAGAATAGAGCAACAGAATATAACAAAGGTACTGTAACAGGTAATCTTTGGGACTAAAGTTTCACTTTTAGATGAAAAACATTGACGAAGATTTGGTACTACCGACAAAGGTAGATGACCTAGTCAAATTATTAAATGAAGTTTACCCAGAAAAATCACCTGAATTATCTGATGATACTAAAACTATCTATTTTAAAGCAGGTCAAAGAGATGTGGTAAAATTTATAAATACACTAAAAGAGAGGACAGAAAAATAATATGTGCATGAGACCAAAAATGCCGCCGCCACCAAAGCAACCACCTGCACCTGTGAATACTTCACAGACTGTTGGTGAACAAACTGCACCAGAATTGGTTACAGCTAACGAGCAGGATTTAAACATTAAGAAAAAGAAGAAAAAGCAATCAGGTACATCTGCTTTAAATACTTCTTCTGGTTTAAATATATCTACAGGCGGCTCTAATTATACAGCATAAATAGATGGAATATACAGGTGAATTAACTAAACAACAGACAGCAAAAGAACGATATAATAAGTTAACCACTAACAGAGAACATTATTTAGATAGAGCAGAAGAGTGTAGTGAATTAACAATTCCTTCCTTAATTAAGCCTGATGGTTTCACATCATCAAGCGATTTATACAATCCCTTTCAATCAGTTGGTGCTAGAGGTGTCAACAATTTAGCAAGTAAACTTCTTTTACTATTGCTTCCCCCAAATTCCCCATTTTTTAGATTATCAATAGCAGGAGAAGCTAAAAAAGAACTAGAACAAAATAAAGAAATGAAGACTGACATAGAGAAATCTTTGTCTGTTATTGAAAAAGAAGTATCAAATAAAATTGAACAACTTGCTTTAAGAGTTTCAGTATTTGAAGCATTAAAACACTTAATAGTTGGTGGAAATGTTTTAACTTATTTACCTAAAAAAGGTAGCATGAGAGTATTTCCATTATCTCAATATGTAGTTAGAAGAGATGCTTCAGGAAATGTATTAGAAATAATTATAAAAGAATTAACTACTGTTTTATCTTTAGGAAAAGAAATAGCGGCACAAGTTATTTCAGACCCAGATTATAAAGAAGATGAAGATGTAGAAGTTTATACACATATTTATAAATTAGATGACAATGATTTTTATGTATGTCAGGAAGTTAATGGAATTAAAATACCTGAAAGTATAGGTAAATTCAAAAAAGAAAGAATGCCTTATCAAGCATTAAGAATGGTAAGAGTAGATAATGAAGACTATGGAAGAGGATATGTTGAAGAATTTTTAGGTGATTTAAAATCACTAGAAGGATTATCACAAGCACTTGTAGAAAGTGCGGCGGCTTCATCTAAAGTAGTATTTATGGTGAGACCTAATTCTGTTACTAGAAAGAAAGATTTATCATTAACAAGAAATGGTGATATTATCACTGGAAGTGCTGAAGATGTAACAGTATTACAAGCACAAAAACAATATGATTTACAAGTAGTAGAAAAATCTATTGCTAAATTAGAAGAGAGAATGTCTTATGCTTTCTTACTTCACACAGCAATACAAAGAGATGCAGAAAGAGTAACAGCACAAGAAATTAGATACATGGCTGAACAATTAGAAACAGCTATGGGTGGTATATATTCATTATTATCACAAGAGTTCCAACTTCCATTAGTAGCAATACTTATGAAAAGAATGGAACAATCTGATGAAATTCCAACATTACCTAAAGGAACAGTACAGCCTACTATTATTACTGGTATTGAAGCATTAGGTAGAGGAAATGATTTACAAAAATTAAGAGAATTTGTTGCAGAGATAGGAAATCTTGCACAGATAAATCCGCAAGTTGTTCAGGCTTTAAACCCTGATGATTTAATTAAAAGAATAGCTATTGGTCTAGGAATAGATACTGATGGTCTTCTTAAATCACCAGAACAATTACAAGCTGAAGCGGAAGAACAAGCTGAACAAGCCCAAGAACAACAAGTAATGCAAATGGCAGAGAAGGCGGTTGCACCAGTTGCTAACAATTTGTCTAAACCGCAATAATAAGGAAACACTATGGTAGAAACAGTAACAGTAAATAAAGAAGAAGAAACTACTAGCGAAAAGCCAGTAGAGGAGAAGTCTACACAAAGTAAACCTGAAGGCTTACCTGAAAAATTCAATTCAGTTGAAGATTTAGCAAAGTCATATTCAGAGTTAGAAAAGAAACTTGGTGAACAAACTCCAAAACAAGAAGAAGTAGACCCAATGAGTAAGGCTACTTTAAAAGAAGATGCACCTAAAGAACAAAAAGGTGAATTGGATATTGCTGAAAAAGCAGTTGAAAGTGCAGGGTTAAATATGGAAACTCTGTCAAATGAGTATGCTGAAAAAGGTGAGTTAGATACTAAATCTTATGAAGCATTAGAAAAAGCAGGAATACCTAAAGATTATGTAGACCAATTTATAGAAGGTCAAAAAGCAATAGGTGAAAAACAAACTAACGCAGTTAAAGATTTAGTTGGTGGTAATGATGCTTATAATGAAATGTCTAACTGGGCGGCTGATAATTTAACAGACGCAGAGAAAACAGCTTACAACACAGCAGTTAATTCTAAAGATTTAGAAACAGCGAAGTTAGCTGTTGTTGGATTAAAAGCAAAATTTGAAAAAGCTAATGGTACAGAACCTAGTTTATTAGAAGGTAAGTCTGCTCCATCAGGAGAGACAGGTTATAAATCTTGGGCTGAAGTTACTAGAGCAATGTCTGATGATAGATACCAAAAAGACCCTGCTTATCAAGCATTAGTAAAAGATAAACTTTCTAAATCGGAGATATAATATGTGGCTATTAGCATTAAGAAAATTATATGATGCAGAGGTTGCTGAAAGTACAGCAATCATTGACACATTTTTACAAAATTCTGTTGGCGTAGCTGACCATGATAAATTTATTAAAACTTTAAAAACACAGTTTGATAAATTAGTTCATGCAAAACATGCTATATCTGAAATAGATAAACTAACAGAAGCGTCCATGAAAAAGGACAAAGAGAAAAAATAGTTGTGCAACGCTTATGCGTGGCAACTGCCAATACAATTTAGCCAAATAACTTGACCTACTGCGGTAGACAATCTTGACTAAATAACTGAATTGAAGAGGCTTTTATTAAACTAACGTCATAAAAAGGAGAAAACACTATGGCAAACGCAAGTCCAGTTAAATTTGGAAATGCTAATTCTGGTGGAACTCGTGATGACGCATTGTTTTTAAAAGTTTTTGCAGGGGAAGTAATTACTTCTTTTGACAGAGCTTCAAAAACAGCAGGTGCAGACATGGTCAGAAGTATATCTTCTGGTAAGTCAGCAACCTTCCCAGTTTTGGGAAGAATTGCGGCATCTTATCACGCAGTTGGAACTGAAATTACAGGTTCAGATGTTAACGCAAACGAAAAGGTTATTACAATTAATGACCTTTTAATCTCTTCTGTATTTGTTTCAAATATCGAAGAAGCTAAATCGCATTGGGACGTAAGAAGTGCGTACTCTACTGAAATGGGTAGAGCATTATCTTTCCAAAAAGATAAGCACGTTTTACAAACAATCGGTCAAGCATCACTAGCATCAGCTAGTGTTACAGGCGGAGACGCAACAACTAACATAACTAACACAGGTATCGCATCTGCTACAGATGCTACTGCGGCTAATGCAATGATTGATGCAATCTTTGCGGCGGCTAAAGAACTTGATGCAAATTATGTTCCTTCAGAAGGCAGAAAATGCTTTATGAGATTGGAAGAATACTACAAATTAGCAAACGCTACGAATGCAGTGAATGTTGATTTCAGTGGTAAAGGTTCAATCGCTGAAGGTAAAGTGTTCAAAATTGCAGGAATTGAATTAGTACCAGTTCCTCACTTTGTATCTTCTAATGTAACTTCAGGTGTAGACGCAGGTTCAGCTACAAACGCAGGTTCAACGCCACAAGCGGTTAACCTATCAAACTTTGTTGCTCTTGTATCTCACCCTTCAGCAGTTGGAACTGTTAAGCTAATGGATTTAGCTGTTGAGAAAGAGTACGACATAAGAAGACAAGGTACGTTAATGGTTGCTAAATATTCTATGGGACATGGGGTATTAAGACCAGAAGCGGCAGTCGGCATTAAAGAAGCGTAATAATTAATTACGTTTTTACTTACATAGGGCGGTGCAATATCCGCCCTGTGTTTAATCAAAATTTACACAAAGGCACAGATGGCAACACAAATTACACCAACCAGTGAACTTCAGGCTGTAAATATAATGCTCTCTACGATAGGAGAAGCACCAGTCAATAGTATCACAGGTACTACTACAGTTGATGTAGGTACAGCAAAAAATATTTTAAATGAAACATCTATGTCCATTCAATCACAAGGGTGGAATTTCAACACTCACACAAATTACAAATCTTTAACTTTAGATAGTAACAATAAAGTTCCCCTTCCTTCAAACTGCGTAAAAGTTGACGCAAATTCTCAACACAGATATTTAAACTATACATTAAGAGATGGTTATTTATATGATATGGATAATCATACAGATGTATTTACTGAAGCTCCTTCATCAGTTGATATTGTTTTAGTACAACAATTTGAACATTTACCAGAATACGCTAGACAATATATTACAATGAAAGCGGCTAGAAGATTTGCGGCAAGATTTGTTGGTGATAAAGAAATTACACAATTAATTGGTCAAGATGAACAAGAAGCATTGATGGCTTTCCATCAAGCAGATAGCCAAGAGAGTGATGTAAACATACTTGATGGAGATAGTAACACATTTTCTATAATACACAGACCTACTAGAAGGAATTGGTAATTATGGGTAGTGTTGTTTCACAATCTATTCCTAACTTTTTGAATGGTATGTCTCAACAGACACCCACTCAAAGAGGTATAAATCAAGGAGCAGACCAAGTTAATTTACAGAATGGTTTAGTAGATGGTTTATCTAAAAGACCGCCTTTAGATTATGTAGCAACATTAGATGCCTCAAATATATATTCTAATAAAACAAAATTTTGGTCAATACAAAGAGATGAAAGCAACCAATACATTGTAGCCTTATACAATGGTGGTGTTAAAGTATTTGATTTAGCAGGTAATGAAAAAACTGTTACAGTTGCAAGTGGTTCAAGTTATTTAACATCAACTAATCCTAAAGATAATTTTAAATTAGTTAATATTGCAGATTATACATTTCTTGCTAACACAGCAACAACAGTAGCGGCTGATAGTACAACGTCTGCGGCTAAAGTAGAAGAATTTTTAATTGTTTGTAAACTAACAAACTATGGTAGAGAATATAAAGTAGCATTAAATCACCCTAACATGGCTTATGAACATGAAGTAGTGTTTCAATTACCTTCAGGTAATGATGCTTCTACTGATAGTAAATTTAGAGATACAAACAAAATTACAGATATATTATTAAATGGTCATTCTAGTTCACATTGGGACGCTTCGGCTGATGGTATTGGATTTAAAACTATTAGAACAGATACAGGTGCAACTTTATCTAGTTCACAAGGATTAGCAAACTATTCAGGTATATCATCTCATTTTACATTTGAATCATTTGATAGTGTTATCTATGGAAAACCTACAGGTACAGTTTCATCACCAAACACACTAGCTGATTATACAATAAGTTCATCAGATGGTTCTGGTAACACAGCTATGTACGCTATCAGAGATGAAATACAAGATTTTAGTAAATTACCTTTTTATGGAAAGAAAGATGTAATTATAAAAGTAACTGGTGAAGAAGGAGATACATTATCAGATTACTATGTTAAATTTACAGGTAAGTCTGGTGTATGGAATGAAACTATAGCACCTGCTACTTCTGTAGGTTTAGACAATTCTACAATGCCACACGCATTGATTAACAATAATAATGGTACATTTACTTTTAAAGAATTAGATTGGACAGATAGATTATGTGGAGATAGCGAAACAAATGCTAACCCTACTTTTGTAGGAAAGAAAATAAATAACCTTACATTTTACAAAAACAGATTAGGTATTATGTCTGGTGAAAATTTAGTATTAACAGAAAATGCTTCTTTCTTTAATTTCTTTGCAACAACATCTACACAAGTTTTAGATACTGACCCTATTGATATAGCGGCTTCAGGTACACAGGTTAATACACTTAAAAACTCTGTAGGATTTAACGAAAGTTTATTGTTATTTTCTGATACAGCACAATACAAATTAGATAGCTCTGGTGAAAGCATATCACCTACAACAGCTATACTTAATGAAGTATCTTCATTTGAACATGATGATAAAGTAACACCAGTTTCAGCAGGTAAGTTTGCTTACTTTGCACAAGCTAGAACAAACAATACAGCAATAAGAGAATACTTTGCTGATGATGATACATTAACAAATGATGGTTTAGATATTAGTGTATCGGTACAGAATTTAATACCATCTAACTGTTATCAAATTGTAAGTAATACAACAGAAGACACATTAGTATTTCTTTCTGCTGATGCCGCAGATACACAAACTGCACCATACACAGGGACAGCTTCAGCTACAAATGCTAGTACAATGATTATTTATAAGTATTTCTTTGATGGTGGTGAAAAAGTACAAAACGCTTGGTCTAAATGGACATTTACAGGTGTTAAAATTATAGGAGTAATGAGTAGAGAAAGTTATCTTTATGTATTAGCTTCTGAAGGTACTACTACAAAATTATTTAAAATAGATTTAAGAAATTTAAAAGATACTACTATAGGTCATGGAGTTTTTCTTGATTTAAAAACTTCAGTTACAGGAACGTATGATGCCGCAACAGGCTTAACTACGTTTACATCACCTTATGGTGCTAAAACAGGGTTAATGGCTGTAGATAGAACAAATGGTAATGACTACACAGCTACAAATACAAGTGGTTCTACATATACAATAAAAGGTAATCACACTTCATTATACATTGGAGTACCTTATGAAAGTTTATATAGATTATCCACACCTTATGTAAGAGAAAATACTGGAAGAGGTCTAGTCGCTATTACTACAGGTAGATACCAAATTAGAAATATATTATTTAATTTTGAAAACAGTGGGTTCTTTCAGGTAGAAGTAACTCCAACAAACAGAAATAAATCAACTTCAATAATGAATGGATATGTCATTGGTACATCATCTTCAGTTGTTGGACAACCTGCTATAGCTTCAGGGACATTAAGAGTTCCAGTACAAGCACAAAATACAGAATTTGTATTAGATATTAAATCATCTTCTCATTTACCTATGTATGTCGCAGGTGCAGAAGTTGAAGGTTATTATCATAACAGAGCAAATAGGATTTAATGATTAAAGAGAACTATGTTCGTCCTGCTATATTAGCGGACAGTTTAGAGTTAGCACCTAAAATAAGAATAGGTGATAGAAAAGAAATTATGGCTTCAGATGGTGCTACACCATTGGAAGCATTAGTCTTACCATTTACAGATGAGAAAGCTAAAATTTATACAATAGTAGGAACTGAAAGCGAAGGTGTAATTGGTATGTTTGGTTCTTCTCCAACTAAATTAAAAGAGTATGGAGTAGTTTGGTTACTATCTAGTGAACATTTATTTAAACATATAAAACAATTTATTAAAGAATGTCCTTACTGGGTAGCTCAAATGAGTAAAGATTATAAATATGTTTACAATTTTGTAGATGAAAGAAATTGGAAAGCATTAAAATGGTTACAATTTTTAGGATTTGAACCAAAAGAAAAAATAGGGAAATTCGGTGTCGGTAAGATACCATTTTTATTAATGATGAAAGAGGTAAATAATTAATGTGTAACATTGGTGCGGCTATTCAAGTCGCTAGTTTAGTTCAAGGTTACAGAGAAAAGAAAGCACAAAACAAAGCTATCAGAAGAGACCAAGAGACTTCACGAAGAGGTTTTGATAGAGGTTATTTACATGACATGAATAAGATTGACCAAGAGAAGGTCAATGCAGATAAAGAAAAAGTAAAAGCAGAAATTAAATCTAAATATGAAAAGAATGCACAAATATCTGAAACATTAAATTTAGGTGCAGGTAATAATACAAAAATAGTTCAATCAATAGGATATTTGTTTGACCAAGACTGGGTTGAAATTACCAGTGATTACGACAAAGATGTTGAAACATTCAGAAATCAGCAAACAGAAGCATACGCTAATCTTCATAAAGGCTATAACAGCTTAACTTCCCCAATAGAACCTTCAAGAACTGGATTAATGTTAGAGATTGGTGCAGTAAGTTATGACGCTTACCAAAAAAATCAAACTAATAAAGGTGCAAAGAAAACAAATTAAATGGCAAAATATAAAAAACAAGCAACTGCTAAATACTATGGTTTAGGTGGTACAGGTAAAGTTTACACAAATACACAATCAGATGGTTTAGCTAAATCATTAGATAACGCAGGTTATTTAATTCAGAATGCTGAAAACACTAGAATTGATAGAGAAAAAACTGAAGCTATAAATAAAATTCAAGAGCTATACGCTTCTGGTAAAAAAGTTGAAGATATACAAGCAGAGATTTTAGCAAACAAACACCCAGATTTAACTGGTAAATACATTGATGCCACTACAAAATTTCATACAGGTAAAGTACAAGCAAACGAAGTTTTTAATAAAATAAAAGAAAACATACAAGATTACGATATTGAAGATACTTCACAATCATTAGAATTATTTATTAAACCATTTCTTCCTAATTTTGAAGGTATGGATAAATCTCAAATTGCAGGTTTTAGTTCTACATTTAATGGATTTAAAGCAGTATTAGCAGAAGAAGATGCAAACGCTAGGTCAGCACTTGCACAAGCAAATAAAATAAAAGAAGGTAGAACTGTTCTAGCAAATACGTCTTTAGAAAAATATATTGAAACATGGAAAAATTTAAACATGGACGTGCCTAGCACTGATGGCTCTTCTAAACCTAATCAATTATATACTAATGCAGATTTAATAGAAGTTATTAAAGCTGATGTTAAAGGTTTAATTAAAACTGCAACTACTATTGAAGAAATAGAAAGAGCAGAAGCTATCTTAAATCTTGATATGGGTTTAAGTAAAGATGGTAAAAAATTAGGTACATTAGGTGATAGAAAAACAGGTGATATTGATGATATTAAACTATCACTAATAGTTAAAAAAGAAGCTATTGAAGCAGACCAAATTAGAAAAGAAGCTAAATACAAAGATGATACTGTAAAAGAAATTTATAAAGAAGCCTTTGCACCTAATGAAGATGGTTCAGCAAAAACATTAACACAGCTTAATGAAATAAAAGAGAAATTAAAAGAATTTGGCGACCCTAAATTATTAGATGAATTTGTAACTTTCTTTAACAGTAGCAGAACAATAGTAAATGATGCTGATAAGACTAATGAATTTCTAATGTCTGTAGCTGAAGGTAAGTATGAGACTTATGCTGAAATGATAGAAGCTATGAATACAGAGGGCATTCCTTCAGCATTTTTAGAAAAAGCAGAAAACAGATGGACTACATGGTCTCAAAATAGAGACAAAGGGGATAACCCAATATACTTTTCTGATAAAACATATACTTCAGGCACAGCAACCACAACAAACTTTGTAGAAAAATATTTAGATAAATTAGACCCTAGTGGTACACTTTCGGCTGAAGCTATGCCAGAGCTTAATAGTTATATAAAAAATGAAATATTAGATTTTGAAGCAGATTTTAAAGCAGAAAATAATGGTGCATCTCCAAAGCCTGAAGATAGAAGAAAATTTATGGAAGAATTATATAAATGGGTTAAATTTAATTACCAAGAAGAAGGAATTGTAATGCCAAAAGGTCTAGTATCTTTTGACCAAAAAGAAATTAATGAACAAGAACTTGAAGACACTAGAGAAAGATTAGATACAGCAAATATTGCAAGTGAACTTATTAATACTATTCAAAATGCAGAATTTAACATTCCTGTACCTTTTGGAGAAGATAGTACATTTAAAGATTATAAACCATTTAATCAACCAGACAAAGATGAATACAATGCAACTAGAAACAAAGCAATAGAAGATGCTGTTGCAAGTGTATTCCCTGAAGGAACTTTTACAACAGAATTTATAAATTCAATGAACCAACAAGAAGCTGATTTATTAAAAATAACTCTAGCAGAACAATTAGGAATACCGCCTGAAGTAGTGGCACAAACTATAAAAACTTTATTATTAGGAAATAATTAATGGCTAATGATTTACTTTCAGACAATACTTCTACAATAAAAATAAACAACGCTGATTTAGAATATAATAGAGCAAAAAGAGGAGAGAACGCTTTAGAAGAAATACAATCAGAAAATTTTGCTAAAATCACAAGAAGATATTATGCAAAACGACACAATGATAGTAGCTATTTAAGTTATTCACATGCAGACATTATGGAAAAATTCTATAATGATAGGTCTTGGAGAACTAACAACAGTGTTGCTATGGGTCTTGACTTAAATGATGCAATGAAAGCTGACGCTGAAACTCTTAAAGATTTTAATTATATTACTAAATTATATCAAGACCTTCCTTCATTTTGGAATGACCCAAATAGAAACTTTGGTACATGGTTAATGGAAGTTGGGGGTGCTGTTGTAGCTGACCCAATAAACTTAATTGGATTTGGTGTTGGTGGTCAAGCGGCAAAACAAGGTTATAAAATTGCACTTAAAGAAGCACTAAAAGGTAAGATTGCTAAAGAGATTAGTGAACAAACAATTAAAATGGCGGCTGACGAAGCTAAAAAGAAAGCTATGGGTGCGGCTATTAAAAAAGGTGCTATCTATGAAGGAATGATAGGTGCAGGTGTTGCAGGTATGCAAGACAGTATTTTACAATCAACTTATTTAAAATCTGGTTTAATAAAAGAAAGAGATTTAAAACAAACAGCTATAGCTTCTGCTGTAGGTGGTACATTTGGTACTGTCTTTGGTGGCGTATTTTCTGGCATAGGTTTCAAACTAACTAGCAGAGGGTTAAAAAAGAAATCAATTAAAAACTTACAAGATTTACATACTTATGGAAGAAGTGAAATAACTGGTTCAAGATTGTTCAGTGATTTAACTACTTCTAAAGATAAAAAATCATATTATAAAAATCTTACTAAAGATGAAATAGATGCAATAGAAACAAAAAGTAAAATTACTGGTAAGACTTTAGATGAAAAATTAAAAAACCTTCATAGAATAAATGATGGTAAAAAATCTTTAAAAGAACCTATTAACTTTACTAAATACACTCCTAGAGCAGTACAAGTATATTTAAGAAGTGCAATAGATGATGCACTAAATACTGGTAAATTAGATTATGAAATAAAAAAATTTGATAATAAAAAAGCAATAGAATTATCACAAGTATTTGATGAGCCTATAGAACAAATTTTATTATGGGCTAAAAAAGCAGGTGAAGGTCAAAAAGAAGATTTTGTTAGACTTCTAATATATGGAGATTGGATTGCTAAACAAGGAGATGACCAACTTAAATTAGGTAACGAATTACATAGAGCAATAAATGAAGGTAAACTAGATGAAGCAAAACTAATAGAAGACAAAATGGATTTATTAGATGGGGTTATTCAAGATAGTTTAATAGATTATAAGAAAATTAGTACAGGAAAAGCTAGAGCAACGCAAATACAAAGAGTTGGTAAAGATGCTAGAAGGGCGGCAGAATTAATTGCTAATCCTGAAGACCCTGCAATGCAGAAATTAAAAACAAAAAGTTCAAGAGAATATAAATTAGCATTAGGAAAACTAGATGACCATAACCAAGTTATACTTGCATTACAAAATGCTAAAAAAGTTGATAAATGGGAATTAGCGGCTGAATATATTAATAACAATTTACTATCTTCACCAGATACACACATACTTAACATAGTATCAGGTTTAGCACAGACACAGTGGAAACCTTTTGTTATGTTATTAAGGTCTGCTAATATGGGCTTGTGGACTAATAGAAGAAGTAGAGAATTAGCTATAGAAGCGTTTGATACTTACATTCATCAATACGTTTATTTAGGTCATGCAATAAAACAATTTGGTAAAAGTTTTTATTTTGGAAGAGGTATGCTTGATAGTAGAGCCATGAAGTATGATAACTCTATGAGACAAGGACAACTTCAAGCATGGATTAATGCAACAAGTGCTTTATTAACAAGACCTTTAGGTAAAGTAGGTGGTATAATTCACAATGGATTAGTTAAACCCACATCTTATCTTGTAACAACACCTATGAGATTTCTTTCAGCAGGTGATGAATTTCTTAAAACTGTTGCTTTTAGAGCAAGAAGAACATCACAAATACATTCTCAATTAAGAAAAGAAAATAATGCTTCTCTATGGTCAGGTTATTTTAAAGATAAAAAAGCTAAAGAAGAATACAAAAAAAGATTTAAAGAAATTGAGATGGCATACATGGAAAATAACAATGTTGCTAAATCTACAATATCAAGTAATTCTACAGCGATACAAGACGTAAACAAATTAGAAGTAAACGACCCATTACAATATGCTAGAGAAGCTACTTATACACAATCTTCTATGTCTACAAATCCTGCAACAGGAAAACAAGAAGGTGGTGTTACTGCGGCTGTTCTATCATGGACTTCAAGAAACAAATGGTCAAGAGCTTTAGGTTTACACTTTATCAATACACCTTCAAACTTAATTAAATGGAATTTTGAACAAATACCTTTAGCTAGAAGATTAGTAGTTTCTACAAGACACGCTTTAATGAAAGGTGCAGATGGTAAATATCTAAACCCAGAAGCGGCGGCAGAAGCTAATGCAAGAATGCAAGGTGGAATGATGTTATGGTTTGCCGCTTACAATGTTGCTCTTGCAGGAAAGATTACTGGCGGTGGTTCAAGAGATTGGAGAGAGAATAAAGAAAGAACAGCAACAACAGGTTGGCAACCTTATTCTTATATTACAGATGATGGTAGATATATTAAATTAAACAGATTAGACCCTATTATGATGCCATTCTTTATTATGGCTGACATGATGGAAACATTAAATAGTTTCTTAAAAACTAATGAAGATTTACCTGCGGAAGCACAAAATGGTATGGAAGAGTTAGCTATGGGTATGTTAGCTTCACTAACTCATAATTTAACTTCTAAATTTTACATGAAAGGTATTATTGAAACAGCAGGATTTTTATTAGGAGACGAAGCTATGAAAAGTAAAGCACCAGATAGAATAGGTACTTCAATATTATCAAGAGCAATTTATAAAGTATTCCCACTATCAGGTGGTTTAAGATACATGAGTAGAGTAGATAGTGATGTTCAACAAGAATTATGGTCATTAAGTGATAGAATGTTACAGCTAGACCCATTTGAATGGGTAGCAGACAAAGATAGTATTATGCCTCAAAGAAATATGTTTGGTGAAAAAGTTGACAGACAAAATGGTTGGTTATTTGGTTTAGGAAAAGAGAGTGGCTTATGGTCTTCTCCTTTTGCTATGACACAATGGTCAAACCCTGAAATAGGTAATTTCTTTAAAGATAGAGAGTTTAAATTTACAAAACCATCTCCAATAGATAGAAAATCTAAAATTGATTTAAGAAGAATTGTTAATGATAAGACTAAACAAACAGCTTACGATAGATGGAGAGAGCTTACAGGTCAGCAAACATTTTCATACAAAGGTAAAAAATATAATCTTAAAGGTTATATAGAAGCACTTATAATGGATAAGAAAAGTGCAATCTACTTTAGACCAGATGGTCAAGTTTTAGGTGAGGATATGAGACAGAAGTATATCATATCTATAGTTAGAAGAGCTGAAAGAATGGCTAAAATACAGATGATGAAAGAATATCCAATTATTCAAAGAACGATTAATGAACGTAATGAGTTCAAGTTTCTTAAAGTTAATGAGGCTATTAAGAATAGAAATTCATCATTAAATACACTGCTTCAGTAAAGTTTCACTTTTAGTAAAACAAATTCAAAAAATAAGGAAAAATCATAGATGGCAAATAGTTTTGTACGTTATACAGGCGATAACAGTACAACATCATATTCCATTCCTTTTAGCTATAGAAGCACAGCAGACCTAACAGTTACTCTAGCAGGGGTGGCTACAACAGCTTATACTCTAAATGCGGCAGGGACTACCCTGACATTTAATTCTGCACCTGCTTCAAGTGTAGCGATTGAGATAAGAAGAAAAACATCTCAAACAACAAGATTAACAGACTATGCTGATGGTTCAGTATTAACAGAAAACGATTTAGATACAGATAGTACCCAAGCCTTTTATATGGGTCAGGAAGCTATTGATGATGCTAATGATGTTATTAAACCTTCCAATACGAACTTTCAATGGGACGCTAATAGTAAAAGAATTATAAATGTTACTAATCCAGTAGATAACCAAGATGTCGCCACAAAGCATTATCTTGAAAATACATGGTTATCAGCTTCAGACAAAGCTAATATTAATACAGTAGCAGGAATTACAGGATTATCTACAGTTGCTAGTAATTCAACTAATATTAATAATGTAGGTACAAATATTACTAATGTTAATACTGTAGCTACAAATATTTCTTCAGTTAACACTGTAGCCGCAGATATTACTAAAGTTATAGCTGTAGCAAATGATTTAGCAGAAGCAGTTTCAGAAGTAGAAACTGTTGCAGATGACTTAAATGAAGCAACATCAGAAATTGAAGTTGTTTCTAATAATATAGCTAATGTTAATACAGTTGGTGGGATATCAGCTAATGTAACAACAGTAGCAGGTATATCAGCTAATGTAACTACTGTAGCAGGTATAAGTTCTGCTATAAGTACAGTATCAGGAATATCAAGTGCTGTTTCAGGTGTTAACACTATAGCTTCAGATGTGTCTGCTGTTAATTCTAACAGTTCAAATATAAACACTGTTGCAACTAACAATGCAAATATTACGACAGTAGCAGGTATTAATTCTAACGTCTCAACAGTAGCAGGTATTTCTTCAAATGTTACTACAGTCGCAGGAATATCTAGTGATGTAACTACAGTTGCAGGAAATTCATCTAATATTTCATCAGTAAATTCAAACGCTACAAATATCAATGCTGTAGCAGGTGCAATCACTAATGTTAATAATGTTGGTGGTGCAATAACAAATATTAATACTGTTGCTACAAATTTAGCTTCAGTAAATAGTTTTGCAGAACAATATAGAATTGCAAGTTCAGCTCCAACTTCAAGTTTAAATGTTGGTGATTTATATTTTGATACGACAGCAAATGAATTAAAAGTTTATAAAGCTAGTGGTTGGGCGGCGGCAGGTTCTACAGTTAATGGAACTTCAGCAAGATTTAATTATACAGCTACAGCAAACCAAACAACATTTACTGGTGCAGACACAGCAGGAAATACTTTAGCGTATGACGCAGGGTTCGCTGATGTCTACCTAAATGGTGTAAGATTATCTGCGGCAGATATTACAATTACTTCAGGTACTTCTGTAGTTTTAGCGACAGGTGCGGCAGTCGGAGATATTTTAGATATTGTCGGCTATGGCACATTTAATGTTGCGGCAGTTAATGGTTCGGCTATTAATGCAGGAACTATTAACATAGACAGATTACCAAGTATTACAAATGCTAAACTAGCAGGTTCAATCTCTAATGATAAATTAGCAGGTTCAATCGCAAATGATAAGTTAGCAAATAACAGTATTACAATTAATGGTTCAGCAGTAGCTTTAGGTGGAAGTGTGACTGTAGGAGAAACCAAACCAACAGCAACAGGTTGCACACCAAGTACAATTACAAATTCAGCAACAAACGTAGTTATTGCAGGGACTAACTTTACTTCTATTCCGCAGGTATGGGCGATTAATACTGCAACAGGAATATGGTATTTAGCAAATAGTGTTTCTTATACAAGTGCAACTTCAATTACAGCTAACTTCACTTTAACTGTAGATGCACAATATAAAATTAGAGTTGAAAACCCAGATGGTAACGCAACTCTTTCTACTAATAATATTTTAACAGTTTCAGACGAACCTACTTGGAGTACAGCTTCAGGTTCACTTGGTTCATTTGCAGGTAATTTCTCTGGTACACTTGCAACACTTTCGGCTAGTTCCGATAGTTCAATAACTTATTCAGAGACTACTTCTGTACTTTCAGGTGCAGGGGTAACTTTAAATACATCAACAGGTGCTTTAACTACTACCGATTTTGGTGCTAGTTCAACAACACCAACAACATATAATTTTACAATCAGAGCAACAGATGGGGAAAGTCAAACTACAGATAGAACTTTTAGTTTATCTTCAACATTTGGTGCAACAGGTGGGGGACAATTTAACTAATGGCTAGTACACATTTAACAAGAACAATATCTTCAACAAGTACACCTACAAAACTAACTTGTTCGTTTTGGGTAAAGAGAACTGGTTTAGGTTCTACTCAAAGAGTATTTTCGCAAGATAATGACAGTAGCAATAGAATGTATTGGAGATTTGACAGTGGTGATGTTTTTTCTGCTTGGTGCGAAACTTCAAGTTCAACTTGGTCTACTTTAACAACTAATATGAAATTTCGAGATGTTGGATTTTGGTATCATATATGTATTAAATGGGATAGCACACAAAGTACATCAACAGACAGAATGAAAATGTTTGTTAATGGAGAAAATATTGATAATTTAGGTGGTTATTCTGGTTATACAGCACCAACACAAAATTCAACATTTGGTGGTTTTTCATCAACTAACTGTAAATTTGATATAGGTTATCAAAGAGCATCAACAAATGAATACTTTGATGGTATATTAAGTCATGTTCATGTTACAGATGGATATGCTTATGATGCAAGTTCATTTGGTTCTACAGATGCAACGACTGGCGAATGGCAAATAAGTGCAGGTGCAGTTGCAAATTATGGAACTAATGGTTTCTTTATTTTAAAAGATGGTAATTCAGTTACAGACCAATCTCCTAATACTAATAATTTTACAGTAGGCGGTGGTACACTTACAAAAACAGAAGATTGTCCAAGCAATGTTTTTTGTACAATTAATCCTTTAACACAAGAACATACAGGTAGTACTATTGGTTATTCTTCAGGAAATACAAATATATTCTTTGACCAAACTGGTCAATGGTGGCACACAACATCAACTCTAGGTGCAATAACTGGAAAGTATTATGCTGAATGTAAAATAGATGCAGTTGGTGGAGAATGTTCTTTAGGAATTATTAGTTCAGATTCAGCTTCTCTAGAACAAGGTTCAGGCGATTATATGGGTAAAGAAGCTGATAGTATTTCTTATTTTAATAATGGAAGAACAATGAAAGCAAATTCTGACCAACAAACAGGTTTAACTGCTTTATCTTCAGGAACAATAGTTGGAATTGCTATGGATTTAGATAACAACACAGTTCAATTTTATATTAATGGAAGTGCAGAAGGAAATGCAGTTTCTTTAACAGCAGATAAATTTTATTTATTTGGTTGTTCTGGTTATAGCGACACAAGATTTTATTGGAATTTCGGAAATGGATATTTTAATACAACTGCGATTTCTTCAGAAGGAACTAATGCTTCAGGAATTGGGAAGTTTGAATATAATGTTCCTGCAAATCACACAGCTCTTTGTACGAAAGGATTAAACGAATAATATGGCTTATACAACAATTAATAAATCTACAGCACATTTTAATACTAAACTTTATACTGGTAATGGAAGTAATGGGCATTCTATTAGTGGAGTAGGTTTTCAACCTGATTTAGTTTGGATAAAAGCAAGAAGTGCAGGAAGTACAGAACACCACTTAATGGACGTTTTACAAGGTTGGGGTACAGGTAGCTCTGATACACCAAACATTTCTTCTAATAATACAAGTGCGGCTTATAATAGAAATATATTTTCATCTAATAATGTTAATGCAGATGGATTTGAATTAAATGATTATTCCGACACAAATACAAATGGTCAAACACATGTAGCTTGGAATTGGAAAGCAGGTGGTGCAGGTTCAGCTAATTCAGATGGAGATGCAAATTCTACAGTTAGTGTTAATACAACATCAGGATTTAGTATGGTAAAATTTAATACTAATGGTCAATCTGGAACATTTACAGTTGGACACGGTTTAGGTGCAGTTCCAAAAATGATGATATTAAAACCTTTACCAACTACTGATGCGTGGTGGACATATCATACTAAAATGGGTAATGGTAAATATCTTAAATTAAATACAACTGATGCAGAAGCATCTAATGCTAATATATGGGGTTCAACAACTCCAACATCTTCTGTATTTTCAATGAATACAGGTTTTTGGGGAGCAAATACTAATGACATAATTGCTTACTGCTTTGCAGAAAAAGTCGGTTATTCAAAATTTGGAAAATACACAGGAAATGGAAGTACAGATGGAACATTTGTTTATACAGGATTTAAACCTACTTTTATTTTAACTAAAGATACATCAGCTACAAGTGAGTGGCATATATACGATAATAAAAGAGATACAAACAATCCAAATAGTGCTGTTTTATGCCCTAATGGAACTTATGCAGAAAGTACAAATTCAAATGGTGATACTGATTTTTTATCAAATGGTTTTAAACTTCGTAATAGTAATTCTAATAGAAATGGTAGTGGTAATACATACATCTACATGGCATTTGGACAATCAATAGTAGGAACAAACAACACACCATGTACAGCATTTTAAAAGGAGAAAATAAATAATTATGACAAAAGCAAGAGATTTAGCAAATATAATATCTGGTGGTTTTACAGAAGCAGATATACCAAATTTATCTACATCAAAAATAACTTCTGGTACATTTGCTGATGCAAGAATTGCTTCTTCAAGTGTAACTCAACATGTTACAGCAACAGATTTACAACCAATCAAATCAGATATATCTGCTTTAGCTTTAAGAGAAGCTACTAACGAAAGTTCTGCGGCTTTTAATTTACCAAATCAATTTATAGATACATTTACAGACGATACGAATTTAGGAACACAAACTACAGTAGATAGACAAGATGGATATATTAATTCAAATACAGCAGGGGCATCACTTACACCAACAGCAACATCACAATATAAAGGTTCAGCTACATCAACATCAGATGGAACTTCTTTAAGTATTGCGTCTGATACTGGAATTATGCAATTTGGTGCTACAATTTCAACTAATGGAGTTGGTGATGCTACCTCTGATTATGGTGCAAGAATTGATTTAGGCGCAAACAGAACATTAAAATCTCCTTTAAAATGGATATTTAGAAATAAACAACACCCTGATGCAGGTGGTACTAATTATAATGCAGGTCTTGTGAAATTAAACTTTTCTACTGGAACATCATCAGGTTTTGTTTTTGATGATAATAGTTCAATTACACCAACTATTACAGGTGGTTCAGCTTATAGTGGTGGTAGTTTTGCAGGTGGTTGGGATAATTGGGTCACTAATGGGTATCTTAATTTACCACAAAATAATTTAAGTTCAGGTGATTTAGGTGTTTATCATATAACAAGTGTTGGTGCTTATGGTGCTGTTGATACTGAATATATCCAATATGCTTGGAGTGGTACTGCAACTGGTAGATATCTTCATATAATTGCAAATACTACTTATGCAGAATTTGGAACAGTAAAAATTGAAGATGCAGAGGGTTCTATAATAACACCTTGGACTGAAGTATCGCTTAATGCAACTGGAACATTAATACAATCTGCAAACACAGTTGGTTCAGCTAAAACAAAAGTTGGTGGAACAATGTTATATAAAGACGCAAGTGGAACAGCAACTTTAGGAACAGATTTAAAAATATACTTTACTTGTAATGGTGGAACAAATTGGACAGAAGCAAGTTCATATTCTGCAATTACACCTGTTTATTCTACAGGAATTAAACAAGTAAGATTAGGCGAAACAACTTGTACTTCTGGTACAGATGTAAGATACAAAGCAGTTTGGGCTAATCAAGCTAGTGGTTCAAAAGAAACTCAACTTCATGGAATAGGCATAAACTACTAACATGGCTAGGAAAAAAGTTTTAACTTCTAAAGAGTTTACAGAACTTTCTACAGGAGTAAGACTATCAAGCCACGAAAAAATATGTGCAGAACGTATGAAAGTTTTGCATGAAAGTATAAATGAATTAAAGAAGGAAGTTAAAAGTTTAAGACAAGACGTTTCTAAAGGTAAAGGCATGGTTCAAGTGCTAGTATTTTTAGGAACAATAGTTGCAGGAATTATTGGTTTCTTTCAATACAGATAGGAATTAATAATGTTTAAGATAACCGCAATAATTTGCGTATTAGCAGTACATGGTCAAGATTTATGTCTTACAGGAGACATACCTTTAACTAAACCAGTTGATAGTAAGCAAATGTGTTTAAACACAATAAAAAACATAGCTATTTCGGTAGATGAAGAATTTAAGAACAGAGGCATTCTTTTAGAAATGCACTGTAAACAAATAGGAGAACAAATATGATAATATATGGATATACACCAAAGACTTGGTTAAATAAAGCAAAGATATATTGGCAAGATACAGATAAAAAACTTTTTGTAGCTTTTGTAATCTGGTCAGCATTTTTATGGGTAATGTAATATGCTACCTTTTCTATCACTTTTAAAAAACCCCCTTACGAAGATTATAGCAGAAAAAACTTTTGGTGCTATATCACACAAATTACAAAAAGATAAAATTGTTAGAGAAAAAGAACTAGACGCAGTATCACAAATTTCAATAGAGCAAATACGTCAACAAGAACACTCATGGAAAGACGAGTGGTTATGTTTGTTTTTCACAATTTTAATGGGACTTCATTTCGTACCATACTTCCAAGACACAATGGAACGTGGTTGGACAATATTACAAAATGCTGACCCTATGTTTTGGTACATAATATTAACAATAGTTGGTGCATCATTCGGTGTAACAACAATGAATAAACTTAAAAAGAAATAATGAATGAAAAACTAATCACTGCTTTATTAGCAATTTTACTTGCTTTAGGTGGTTGGAATTTAAGTCAAACTTTTAAATTATCTAATGACATGACAGAAGTTAAAGTAAAGATTTCTATGATTGAAAGTGTGATGGATAAAGTTTCTAAAAAGAAAAAACCTAAAAAAAATAAAAAGAAGAAAAACAATGACTAAATACATTGTTTCAGTAACTTTTGTTTGTTCTCTTCTTACTTTAATGATGTTTTTAAGTGGTTGTAATAGAACAATAGAACCAAATACTACAACAATAGAATATGGAACATCAGAAAATGGTAAAAATAAAACTAATAAGTCAATTAAACAAACCTTTAAATGGGGTTTAAGACTTAATGGGATAACCAAGTAATGATTTGTGCAGACTGTAATTGTGATTGTCATTGTGATGGTACATCTAATGAGTGTGCTAATTGTGAATGTAATAAAAGCAAAAGACAATACGACAAAAAAATAGACCATGCTACAGACATGACTTACGAAGATGAGGTAAAATATGAAAATAAATGATAATACACAGGTATCATTACCTGTTCGTAATTTAATAGCTTTAATTTTTATAATCTGTTCTGGTTTATATGGATTTTTTCAAATTCAGGAGAGATTAAATAAATTAGAAACTTCTAAAGAACTGATGTCCGCAGACCTCTTAAAAAAGGCAGACCAGACACCAAAAAATTTAGAGATGTACATGTTAATTGAACATAATGCAGGTGTATTAGAAAAACATCAACACCAATTAGATGAAAATGTACATACAAAGGTTTTATTAATTGAAGCTGAAAAGAAAATAACAAAATTAGAAAAAGACGTAGAAGAATTAAAAAACAAATTTAGAAAAGCAAATGGGAGTAATCACTAATGAAAGAATTAGGAGTTATGGTTTGGGCGTTGTGTATGTGGTTAAATGGAGATTTAGTAGAACATACATACCAAAAATCTATGGTTGACTGTATGAAAAATAAGAGGGTTGCCATGAGAACGATAAATCCTGAACACGTTAAGTTTGCTTGTGGACAGGTTAAAGCGGACATAGAGCATATTGAAGAAATTGGTGATACTACAGGAAGAATTAGAATTATTAAAGTAATAGACCATTCATATAAGAACTCTTATCAGAATTAATGGCAAAAGCACCGAAGTGGGGAGTAAATAATTATGTTAAAGACAAGCCCAAAAAACGAAAAGGAAGACACGCAAAGTCTCCAAATAAAAGTACAACCAAAAAACGCTACAGAGGACAAGGGCGTTAAACCAGAATTAGGTACAATTATAAAAGAGTTACCACAATTATTAGTAACTCATGCTTATAAAAAGCTAAAATCAGGAGATGAACTAACAGCATCAGAAATGAAAGTCTGTTTAGAAGTTTGTAAAACTTACAGCTCCGAACCTTTAGAGAAAAAAGAAGAAAACATTTTAGATACAGTACCATTTGATGATGGACAAAAGAATTAATAACTTTAAAAATTTCCTGTATTTGTGTTGGAAACATCTTGGATTACCAGACCCAACACCAGTACAATACGATATTGCTGACTATTTACAGTCAAATGAAAAGAGACTTGTAATAGAAGCATTTAGAGGAGTAGGTAAATCTTGGATTACTTCAGCTTTTGTCTGTCATCAGTTATTACTTAATCCTCAAAAAAATATTTTAGTGGTCTCTGCGTCTAAAACTAGAGCAGATGACTTTTCTACGTTTACACAAAGACTAATAAGTGAAATGCCTTTGTTACAACACTTGATACCTAGAGATAATCAAAGACATTCAAAAGTATCATTTGATGTAGCACCTGCAAAAGCCTCACATGCTCCATCAGTTAAATCTATGGGTATTACAGGGCAGTTAACAGGTAGTAGAGCTGATATTATCATTGCAGATGACGTAGAGAGTGCCAATAACTCACAAACGCAGTTAATGCGTGATAGACTATCAGAAACAGTCAAAGAATTTGATGCCATTATTAAACCTAATACTGGACGTATTATATTTCTAGGAACACCTCAAAATGAGATGTCTTTGTATAATACATTAGAAGAAAGAGGGTTTAAGACAAAAATATGGACTGCATTAGTACCTAACAAGACACAAAGAATAAGTTATGGACATAAACTTGCAGATATAATTCAAGGGGACGAAGGTAAACCCACAGACCCTAAAAGATTTGATGAAATAGACCTTATGGAAAGATTATCTTCGTATGGTCGTTCAGGTTTTAACTTACAGTTTATGTTAGACACAAGTTTGTCTGACCAAAACAGATACCCACTTAAATTAAACGATTTAATTGTGGCTAGTGGAAGCTCTACATGGAAAGAAGCTCCTGCGAAGATACAATGGGCTTCAGGCACACAGCAAATGAAAGATATAGACCCTGATATTCCTAATGTAGGACTTAAAGGGGATTATTGGGTAGCACCATTAATGATGTCTGAAGAATATACTAAATTTGAAGGCACATGTATGTCTATTGACCCATCAGGTCGTGGAGAGGACAAAACAGCGTATGCGGTGCTTAAAATGCTTCATGGAGTGCTTTATTTAACCTCTGTAGGTTCTCTTGAAGGTGGATATTCAGAGAATACTATGGCTAGATTATCTAATATTGCTAAAAAGCATAGTGTTAATTACGTTGTAATAGAGAGTAACTTTGGTGATGGTATGGCAACCCAGTTGTTAAAACCTATTATGGCAAAGATACACCCATGTGAAATAGAAGAAGTAAGACACAATATACAAAAAGAGAAAAGAATTATAGACACCCTAGAACCACTTATGAATAGTCATAGGTTGGTTGTAGATGATGTCTTAATACACGAAGACTTTAAGAACGAACCTGACCATCAGTTGTTTAGACAAATGACAAGGCTAACTAGAGACAAAGGTAGTTTAAGGCATGATGATGCCATAGACGCACTTGCAATGGCGGCTAAATACTGGGTGGACAGATTAGATAGAGACCAAACCTTATCTTACAATCAACACAAAGAGGAACTCTTGGATAGGGAATTAGAAAAATTTATGGAACATTCAATAGGAAGGAAACAGGTTAAAGAAAGATGGATATAGAACATACAAAAGAAGCTATTAAGAAAGAGGAAGGTTTCAGAATGGAGACCTACCACTGTACCGAAGGACACCTCACAGGGGGATATGGGCATAAGATGCTAGAAGGCGAAGAAGCACCCAAAGATAAACTAGGGTGGGAGAAGTTATTTGAAAGAGACTTTGCTAAAGCGGTAACTGGTGCAGATGAAGTATTAAAAGAATGTCCTGCTGACATAAGTGAAACTGCTAGAAATCTTGTGGTGGAAATGTGTTATCAAATGGGTCAATTCGGTGTATCAAAATTTAAAGGAATGATTAAAGCTATTTCAGAGAAGGACTATAAGAGAGCCTCTTATGAAATGCTTGACAGTCGTTGGGCTAAACAAACTCCTAACAGAGCAAAACGTATGGCTGAACGAATGGCGAATATTTAGTAGAAAAATCTGTGGGGGTATTCGTACTAACTCGACGCCAAGTTTCCCCCATAGCCAACGCCACGCCACGCCTAGAAAGTGCAAAAAGTGAGGCTTTTGGCGGCTTCCTGCGTGTATAAGGATAGAATATCCTTTGCATACGCACACATAGGGGCGTACTTTTTTTATTTTCGTGTGTGCTTGAGCTAGTCTGTTTTTTTGCGTGAGTGGGTGGGCGTGTGCGTTGCTCTCTTTAAGTATCACGCACAGACACACGCAAAGCACCACAACAAGCACCACCACAAGCCACACAGAGCCACGCACAGCAACATTTCAAGGTCAACGCAGGGTACAGGTCATAAGTATTTTAATCATTTATATAGATAATTAATAATCACTAAAGTTGCACTATTAGATGAGAGCAAAAGAAAAGAATAACTATGTGTATCTCTTTGAGTATCTCTTCAAGTACATCATCAAGTAATACATCAAGAGACCATCAACATTAATATATTAATATGAATAGAACTAATTGGCTAAAGACAGACAAAGGCAAAGCCTACAAGATTAGACAAAATAAGAATTACAGACAAAAGAAAAAACAAGACAAAAAGAAATCTTTAAAAGTAAATAAATCTTTTTCTTTTCATTTCCCAAGTGAAGAGCCAGACTAACTATCCACCCATAAAGACTATTTCTAGTTGAAAATCCTATAAACTCCCATTAAATCCCATTTATTAACTATTTTAGGGGTGCGACACTGTGTCATGTTTTAATCCACAAATACATAAGTATAAGGACATTATCACGTTTTTTTTAAAGTTTTTTTTATCTAGCACAAATAAAAAACAGAGCCTCTGGGGGTGTTGTGGCGTGTTCGTTGTCTCGCACCTAGATAGTTTCGCACCAGAAGGAAACTCCTCTCGGAAGGGGGAACGACACTGAAAAGTGGTAAGCCCTTTCCAAGTTTGTGGTTGTCTATGGGTGGCGATTAAGGAAAGTTGGATAAGTAGCACAAAGTGAACCGCACCAACAAACCCATACTGAAGAGGCTTCAGCAAAGCCGAAACAATCAACAATAGGAGTGAACCACTATGCAAATTTGCAAAGCTGTTCAAAAAATACAAAGGGTTGCTTCTCTTGCAAAGTTTAAAGACGAGCAAGAAAAGAAGGAACACTTTGACGCCTACTCCAAAGCGAAGACGAAGGAAGAGAAAACAAAACTTTTCCATGAAGCTATCGCAGAGGGGTGGATAAGTGCCTAGACAATTAAGTTTGTTTAGTCCTGAAGAGTTGGCGGACTGTTATCTACACTCGGTTGTAGTTCGTAAAGTTCGCCAAGCTCTACGCAAAGAGAAACAGAAAAAAAAGAAACTTGATAACGTAATTAAGTTTCCTAAAAGATTTGTTTCTTGATGGCTCTCGTTCTCTGGTGTCCACAATGCAAACAAGGTAATATGATGGGTTGTCCTCATACTTACACTGTCGGCTTGGGTTGTCAGATTTTGGAAAGTCTGTTTGAAGATATTAAAATCAATCAAATAGGATTTACTAAAAATGGCAGACAGACACTTGACGAACAAGAACATATATTTGTTGAAAATCTAATTGATGATGAAAAGGCAATTTTTGACGAGTTGCCACTAGAGAAAAAACTAGAGCTTCATCAAAAGAAATACTTTAGCAAATATTAAAATCTAAAACAGTGGGCGGTGCAATATCCGCCCTTGTTCAATCAACAATCAATCAACAATGGAGTACACAATGTCGTTTAAACAATTTAATATATATAACAAAGTACACGCACCAGACTACAAGAATACAGGTGCAAAGTCGTTTGGGACAAACTCATTCACAACAACAGAGGTTGTTGTTGGGACGAGTTCAAGAAACTCACACGAGTTCTTAAAGCATGAAACTAAAAAAATAGTTAATGATGATGGAACTATGACTTTTCAATTTTGGCTTGATGATGCGTTAATTAAAGAATGTGTTTATGATGTGAAAGCAAAAACAATTACATCAACAGCTTCTTTAATTTCAACACACCTACGAGATAATGACAGCGTTGTTTCAACAAAGGCGGTGGGATAATGGACGTTTCAGTAATGAATGATGAATTTCACGAGTGGCTAGACCAATGCCCTGTCCAATGGTTTAGAACAGGAAATGGAAAACACTATAACGATAATGATACATCTTATTATGAAGGTGCTTCATATATGTTTTTAAAAAATGATGAAGACGAGGACAGCGAAGAAGAATAAATATAAAACTTGAAGCGGTGGCAGGTCTACCGCTTTGAGATTTAT